CAAGTTCACAGGTACAGAAGGAGATAGCGTAATTGTAGCATTCAATGATTCGCAAGAGACATCTGCTTCAATCGAATCCATTAGCTTGCCAGACGCGCACAATCAATACCAATTCATCTCTGAAGAAGCGAGTAAAAAGATAATGGTATCGCATCGCGTAGTTTCGCCTTTGCTTTTTGGTCTGCCGCAAAATGGAGGTCTTGGTTCAAATGCCGATGAAATTAAGATGGCTGCTTTGCTGTTTGACAATACAGTTATTAAGCCAATGCAAAGAGTCATTGTTGAATCAATTAATGCAATTTTATCATTTAACAGCATCAGCTTAAATACTTTCTTTCTCACCAGCCAGCCGCTTGAATTCAGCGAGATGGAAATCGAAGAAGTTGACGATGATACTGCGCAAGAAAAAACAGGCGTTGAGTTATCAAAGGAAGATTTTGATGATGATGAAATGCTTGACGCTTTAGAAGGAAGCGAGATAGATGATGAGTGGGAATTAATTGACAGCCGCGAATGGTCAGAAGATAATGAGCCAATTGAAGATTGGGTAAAGAAATCCATCAAATTAAGTGCTTGGCAGAAATTCAATAACTACATCAGTTCGTTTCCAAGCAGAGATTCGCAGCTTGATAAAAGCTATTATAAAGTTCGTTATTCATACGAGGAAAAATATTCCAAAGGCAAAAGCAGAGATTTCTGTCGCAATATGATGAGCAGAAGTTCAAAAGGCGTTGTTTACAGATTAGAGGATATTGACAAAGCGTCTCGTAAAGGAGTTAATAAAGGGTTTGGTCATAAAGGTCAAGCGTACGATTTGTTTCGTTTCAAAGGCGGTAGTTTCTGCGGTCATTTTTGGCAGGAGAATCTGTATCAATTAAAGAAAAAGAAAGACGGAGAATACGTTGAAGATAAGGCATTGAGTTCATCTGAAGAAGTTGCATCAATTCCAAAGTCATACGAACCTAAGCCAAGAGGAAGAAAGGATGCTGCAAAAGCACCAAGAGATATGAAGAATAATGGACGTTATCCAAGTTAAAAATGGCAAAAGCACTACTGATAAAGACGGAAGATGTACTCAGGTTTAGCAACTTAAGCGGCAACGTGGATTCTGACCATTTCGTGCAGTTCATAAGCATCTCGCAAGATATGCATATACAGCGTTTGCTTGGAACGGATTTACTTGAAAAGATACAAGCTGACATCATTGCTGGAACGCTTGCTGGAAACTACCTGAGTCTAGTTACGGATTGGATTAAGCCAGCTTTGATACATTGGTCATTGGTTGAGTTTCTGCCAATGGGAAGCGTGACAATCGGCAATGGAGGTATTTACCGGCATCAGCCTGAGAACGCAACAGCGTTAGATAAATCAGATGTTGACAGTTTAGTATCTCAGGAACGTGACTTCGCGGTATATTATTCAAACCGTTTGGTTGATTATCTATGTAGCAATAGCGGTCTTTTTCCAGAGTATTCAAGCAACACAAATAGTGATGTGAATCCAGCAACCGACAATAACTTCTGTGGATGGGTGCTGTGAAAAAAACGTATACACCAAAGAAAAGCAACATCGTCAAGTTGCAGAAATTTATCAAAAAATTAGGCAAGAGTGGAAGTAATAGAAGGAGTTGCTAAGTTAATTAGTGAACACGGAATAATCACTGTCTTGAGTGCGGTAGCATTAGGTGGTTTAATTTGGAAGGGCAAGAGTATCGGAGCGTTTATTGTGCAGACATTGCAAGCGTCAGCTATTGTCAAGAAGAACGAGGAAATCATCGAAGGATTACGGCAAGAAATTCAAGAGTTACGAAGTCAATTAGACGAGATGAATCAGATACTAATTCATCAGTCAGCAACAATCGCAAGACTTGAGGAGCGAATTGTGCAAACAGCTAAGAAACGAGTCTCAAAAAGAAGAGCAGCAAATGAAGATTAGTCCAAACTTAACGCTGGCAGAAGTCAGCAAAAGCCAAACAGCAACGCGGAGAAGCATTGATAATACTCCAGAAGGCGAGCATTTGACAAATCTTATCACTTTAGCGAACAATGTATTTCAGCCAATTCGAGAACACTTTGGTCAGCCAATAACTGTAAGCAGCGGATATCGAGCGCAGGAGTTAAATCGCGCAATTGGCGGAGCGCATAAGATGATAAAAGGTGAATACGTTGCAACGTCTCAGCATTGCAAAGGAGAGGCAATTGATATTGATAACGATTCGCGTGACTACCCAAGTAATAAAGACATATTCTACTATATATACGACCATCTGGACTTCGACCAACTGATATTTGAATTTGGCTCATTAGAGAATCCAAGTTGGGTTCACGTTTCTTACAAATCTGAAGGCAATAGAAAACAAGTTTTAAGAGCATCAAAAGTCAAAGGCAGAACTGTTTACACTAACTTTGTAGATAACCGATGAGAGTGCTTCTAATTGGCTTATTATTAGTTCTAAGTAGTTGCTCTTTAGAGCATCGAATGGAAAAGAAGTTTCGCAAGGCAGAACGCAAGATTGAAAAGCTAACGATTAGATATCCAGAGTTATTAAAAAAAGACACTATAAATGACACAATTAAAATCACGACTCAGAAAGTCGAAGTTGACACGATATTTAATTCGACAGATGGCGATACTGTCACTCTATTTAAAGATAAATTACGAATTCAGTATGTGCGGCAGGGCGATACAGTATATCTATCGGGCGAGTGCAAAAGCGATACAATATATCAAGTTGTATCTGTACCTTGTGAGCAAATCGTGGTAAGAAAACAAACCATTTTAGAGCAACTTGAAAAGCATTCTAAACGCCTAATTTGGTTTTTGGTTATATTAGCAGTTCTGTATATCGCTATACGCGTCATTTGGAAGTTTATAAAACCACTATAAAAGGAAACGTACCGAGTAAGTCCAATTGTTATCGCATTATTCGATTAGGAAGCCGTTGCAGCCTTGCAAAGGGCAAAGACCTTAAAGAATACGAGAAATCATTTTTAAGCCAATACAGAGCCTCTGAGATGCTTGAATGTGAGTTTGGCATAAACTTAACTGTGTACTACCCATCTCGAAGAGCAGACCTTGACAACAGCTTGAAAGTAATACTTGACTGTTTACAAAAAGCCGGAGCGATTAAAAACGATAACAAATGTGTTGAGATAGTTGCACATCGAAAGCTGGACAAAGACAATCCGAGAATAGAATTCAACCTTTATGAACACCAACCGACCAAGACTGAGTAACGGACTAAACAAGCTGGTGAGCGGCTTGAAATCCAAAGAGAATCGCATCCTTGTCATAGGTGACCTACACGAACCGTTCTGCTTAGATGGTTATTTAGAGTTTTGTATTGAGCAGTCCGAAAAGTTCAACACGAATCGGACAATATTTATAGGCGATGTCATCGATAACCACTATTCGAGTTACCACGAAACTGATGCAGACGGTCTTGGCGGTGGTCAGGAACTTGACCTTGCGATAAAAAAGATAGCTAAGTGGCGAGACGCGTTTCCAAAAGCAGATGTAATCATTGGAAATCACGATAGGTTGATAATGCGTAAGGCGCAGACTTCAGCAATACCAAGCAAGTGGATTAAGTCCTACAAGGAAGTCCTGGAAGTTCCGGATTGGAATTTTGTGGAACGATTGGTAATCGATGATGTTCAATATGTACACGGTGAAGGCGGAACGGCACGAAGTAAATGCAAGGCTGACCTTCAATCCGTGATACAAGGTCATTTACATACTCAGGCTTATACCGAATTTGTAGTTGGACAAAACTTTAAAATCTTTGGAAGTCAAGTCGGATGCGGCATCAATCACAAAGCCTATGCAATGGCATATGCCAAGTATGGTAAAAAACCTGCAATCGGTTGTATGGTTGTTTTGGACAACGGAAAAACACCAATCAATTTATTGATGAATTTATAGTATCTTTGGCAGATGAAGTACACCATCGAAGAGTGGAAAGAAATAGTTAAGGATTATTTGCTTGAGCAGAATGCGAAGATTGCTGCTGGAAAAGGCGCGACTGAGGATAAAGTAATGCTGGAGCGTATGAGAAAAGAAAACCTACACTTCGTCAACCGAATTATAAAAGATTATCTGCCTACTTTGGTAGATTAAAGAGCGTTCATTGTTTGTTTGTTTGGGGCAGTTCGAAAGGATTGCCCTTTTTTTTTATCTTTTTTTTGAGAGTTATGCTATTTATAAACATTTAATGCTATATTTGCTTATCAAACAAACACAAACAGATATGAAACAAACAGAAACAGCAAAGGCTTGGAATCGATTAGATGAAAGCGACCAATTAGAAGCAATCGTTCAAGGACTCGAAGATTGCGAAGTCAGCGAAGGAAGTCTATTTATTCGCCTTTACAGAGATGGAAGCGTCACAGCTAACATTCAAACTAAAGCTGACAATCACCTAACTGTTGAGGCAGTAAGTAATGATACGCTTGCAACTTTATTCAGCGAATCATTTGAATTTGGTGACGATGAAGAACTACTTGAGCAATACGCTGAGACAATCTTAACTTGGATGAACAATCAAAAATAAACAACTATGAAAATCGAAAAAATTTATTACGGACTTGGAAGAAGCTGCCGATGCGGATGCAACGGAGAGTATTACTATCCACAACACAAAGACTTTTACTATTGGCTTGGCGAGTTTCAACGACTTAGAGATGCGCAACCTGATCACTACGTCAGCGAAAGTCTGAGAACAAAACTTGAAGAGGTTAAAGCTAACGAGCATTTAGGTACAGTCATCTGCGTTTACACAGAAAAAGACCATTCAAATTCGTTTATGAACCAATTAACACCTTTGAAATAATGACGGAAAAAAAATTAACCTACGCGATTATTGCTCTATTAATTGTAGCGCTTTTCATATTATGAAAAATATTGAAACCTTAATAGCTGATATGCTCCAGAAGCACAGTCACCTGCAACATAACGACAACTTGCTGGTTGCCAATGTCTACTCAACGCTTTATCCTAACCGATACTCGTTCAATCAATTTCTTTATAACTTAGCGGATGGCAAAGTGCCATCTCAGAATCAAATCATTAACATAAAAAACAAACTCACTAATGGCTAAAAAACACATATACTTTTACGACACGCATACGATTTATGCGAGCGATGGCGAACTGCTCCTTGAAGGAGAGCAAGGAACGGTAGTGTTTAATATGGATACTCTGGTCGATGACCTACCAATAATTATCGAATATTGCGTCAAAAACATTGACAAACGCAAGGAGCAAATCTATTCCGAAATTGAAAAACTAAAAACAGACTAACAATGAAAAATCTATTAAAATCAGTCGCGGCATTCCAACAGGAATGTCCTACAATCCATAAAGGAACGCAAGGCTACGGATACACATATGCCGACCTTCCTGCTATATTCAAAGTAATTAATCCGCTAATGAAGAAGTACGGGATTGGATTTATGCAGGAACTGCACGAGGATAGTATTATTACCACAATCTTTCATATCGAAAGCGGTGAAATGCGAGAATCACGAGCCAATATTCCGCAAGGAGTGCAACTAAAAGGTATGAATGATTTCCAAGTCTTGGGAAGTGCCATCACTTACATTCGAAGATACGCTCTGAGTAGCGCGCTTGGATTAGTCACAGACAAAGATATTGATGCCGCAGGAGAGCAAAATAAATCTCAAACTCAAGCAGCTAAAAAGCCGCAAATTAAAGCTAACACAGACGCTTGGCAAAAGGCGCGCGAGTATATAATGAATGGTGGTGATGTTGATATAATCAAACAGAAGTACGACATCTCACCTACGTTAATTCAAAAACTAAAATCAATTTAAATCAGTAATAATGGAAAATGAAAATAAGCCTGAAAAGGTATTCTTAGGAAAAGTTAGAAAAGTTCAAACGCAGTATGGTGAACTGACAAAAATCAGCTTCGGAAATCTGGACTTGCAAACATTGAAAGATGCAGCGAATGAAAAAGGATGGTCAAATTGGGATTTGAAAGAATCTCAAAGTGGTAATCACTACTTAGAGTTGAACACTTGGACGGCTATGACGCAGCCTGTAAACGAAAAACCTCAGTCTAACGAAAAACCAAAAACCGATGACCTACCTTTCTGATGAGATTCAAGAACTACGCATCCAGCTTCCGCATTTCGCGGAGGCTTTGCGAGATGCGAGATTAAATTACGAAGCCATAACGCAACAGCTTGAATTGCTTACGCATACGAAAGTCATCTATGATGAATCGGTAAGCGACAAGGTAAAAGCGGAGCGCATTATTGACACAGTTTCAGAACTGTCAGGAGTTCCTGTTTCTACTATGCTAAGTGCTAACCGGCATAGGTCAGTTGTGGTTGCAAGGCAAGTGGCAATATACCTGATCAAAGATAATACGCACTACTCTTTAACTCGCATTGGTCAGATGATTTCCAATGGCAAGCCAAAGAATCACGCGACAATGATTCACAGCGTAAAAGCTGTCTTAGATGATTATTGGACGGCAAAGAACACCAATACAGAAACCGATAAGTACAAGCTGGCGGAGCAGGCAAAAGATTTGCTTGCCGGTAGTTATCAATTTTAAATTAACTTTGCAACAAACAAACAGACAATGGCAAAAGAACTACCTTACTTTAAGTTTGAACCCAGCGAGTGGGATAACGGCAACATACAGATGTGTTGCCTAAATACTCGCGCAATCTTCATCGACCTGTGCTGCATCTATTGGATAAGAGTCGGAGATTTACCTTATGAACTTGCCTTACAGAAGATATGCGGAGGCAATGAAGAGGCTTTGGTTGAATTAGATAATCGCGGAATCATTAAGTTAGAAGATGAATTGATTAGCATCAAATTCCTTGATGACCAGCTTTCTGAATTCAGCGAAACACGAGCAAAGAATTCAGCCAATGCAAAGAAAAGATGGAGTGGCAATGCGACCGGAATGCGACCGCATCAAGATGGCAATGCCATAAGAGAAGAGAAGAAGAGAGAAGAGAAGATTATACCATCAGTTGATGAGTTTGTTGATTACTGCGTCTCAAAGCAAGGTGATGTTGACCCAGCACACGCAAAACTTAAATTTGACCAATGGATAGAGAACGGCTGGAAGGACGGATATAATAAACCGATAAAGGTTTGGAAGTCCAAAGCCAATGGAGTCATTCCTCACCTAAAAACCATCCAACCTAAAGGCAAGTATCAATTAGACAAATCTCAATCTAAAGACTTCTAAGTTAATTATGACACGAGTAGAAATTACAGGAAGAAGATGTTTAACATTTAGTCAATGGATAAGAGAAAAACTACCAGATTCAAGTACAGGTTTTTCAGCAAGCGATTTGGATTTTATCTTATGGAATTGGAAAACCAAAAAAGTAATGATGTTAGAGATTAAAACAAGAAATAGTGAACCAAGAATTGGTCAGAAAATGATGTGGCAAAATTTAAACAAATGGATGAGAAGAGGTATTGATGATGGATGGACATATTTAGGTTTTAATTTAATAGTGTTTGAGAAAAAAGATTTTGATGATGGCAAGTGCTATTTAAATAATGAAGAAATAACTGAAGAAAAATTAATTACTCTTTTATCTTTAGAAGATTAACTAGAACCTATGAATAATCCAATCATAACCGCAAGGCTCAAGAGAAGAGCATTAGCGCAGCAACTGAGCGAATCAGATAACTACATCATTATAATGGCTCGGAAGAATAAGCTGGTATGTAATGCGCTTACCAAACAAGGTCTTAGTCTAATCGGAGCATTCCTTTGCGAGAACGATTATGCAAAAGAGTTTATATTTGAATACATTAAACAATACAAACAAATTACAGATGAACAAACCAATGACAACAGCGCCTCTTCAGGTGCTGAACCAAATCAAGCATCGAAGGATAACCAACCGTAAGCGAGGACTTGATACAGCTTGGCAGAATGCCAACGAATACATCAGCTTAAAAAAAGGCTATCCGATAATGATAGCTGGCGTAGGTGGAGCAGGTAAAACAGAATTTACCTTTGACTTAATCCTTAATGCTTCGCTGATGCACGGATGGAAGTGGCTTATACTATCTCCAGAGACAGGCGATAAATACGAGATAATTGAGATGCTCGTGGAAAAGCTATCATCAGGCGCACGACTTGAAAACGATAGCGACAATCCAATCTCTGAGGAGAGCCTTGATAAGATTATGTTTTGGCTTAACCAGCACTTTCGAATACTTGACCCTACCGAGCATTGGAAAGAGAACTTGAGTGACCTTCAGATGAACATCACCAACTTCTTTGATGCGGTCAACTACGAAGAGAATCGGCTTGGCGGTAAGTTTGACGGAGTGCTTATAGACCCATTCAATGAATTAGACATTGAGATAGGCGGAAGTAAAACAGCCAACATAGTCAAGAACGAATTGGATGTGCTTATCGCTTGGACAAAGAAGAAGAACTATTTGACAATCCTAACCAATCACGCCAATGATAAACACGAGGTGCGTGAAAAGGATGATGATGGTGAATGGTACTTCTGGACTCCACCTAATAAGAAGGACGAATGGGCTTATGGTCAGCAATTCGGGCGTAAAGGTTATCAGATGATTCTTTTATACGAGCCGCATCAAATTAAGCAAGTTCAGCTTGCCAATCAAGGAGATACAGAGATGCAGCACAGCGTTGATAATTACTTCAATGTGCGAGATGTTTATGTCCAGAAGACCAAGCCTAAAGGCGTAGGCAAGACAGGTAAGTTCAGATTGTTTTACGATAGAAAACAACAGCGTTACTACAACGTAGATTCGCTGGGTATGAAGAAAGGTTTAATAGGTATTAAGAAATGAAAATATTAAATTTATATGCTTGCTTAGGCGGTAACCGTTACAAGTGGGATGAAGTTTCGGATAACATTGACGTAGTAGCCGTTGAACTTGACCCTGAATTAGCAAGGTTATATCAAGAGCGATTTCCTAATGATAGCGTAATAGTTGCTGATGCACACCAATATTTGCTCGACCATTACAAAGAGTTTGATTTCATTTGGAGTTCACCGCCTTGCCCTTCACATAGTAGAGTAAGGATTAGTCAGAAAAATACAAAAAACTTTAAACCTGTATTTCCTAGCTTAACATTATATGAAGAAATTATATTTTTGAAATATTACTTTGAAGGCAAGTATGTAGTTGAAAATGTGATACCATTTTATGAGCCTTTAATTCCAGGACACAAAAGAGGTCGGCATATGTACTGGACTAATTTTAATCTACCAAATGATGTAGGTGAGAGAAAAATGTTCAACAATATGATAGAACGAGGAAATGTAAAAGAGCTTTCTGAGTTTCACGATTATGATTTTACAAAGTACAAAGGGAATCAAAGACTAAATAAAATGGCTCGTAACCTAGTGGACTATGAAGCTGGCAGAACTATACTTGAAACAGCGTTAGGAATTATAAAAAAAGAAAATCCAAACCAACTTGATATTTTTGACTTATGAAAATGATAGAATTAGAATTTGACGCAGTCAAAGCATTGATGCAAGTGACGATAATGAAAAACACTACTCTGTCAAATAATCCTGATCACAAGTTTGTTGAATACTTCGACAACATAGAAGTGGCATTACGCACAATGCGAGAGAAGAATCTGAAGCTGCTTGGCAGGGTTGAGGCAGCAGAAAGGCAAATTGATAAGTTCAGTCAAATGGGCAATGCTGAGATTGAATTGGATTACGAAGAAGATGTCAAAAAGCAAGACCAGCTTACTGATGACGCTTGGCTGAAAATTGCGCCACAATCAAAATTATTTTGAGGCATTCTAAGTATACACGAATGGCGGCTGAGTTGGTCTTGAAGTACGGAATCCATTTAAGCCGTTCTAAGGAGTTCAATGCTCTTGAGTCTTATGAACAGTCAACGGTTCGAAATCACGCCTTTAAAATACTGCGCAACGCAACCATCGATTGATTTTTTTCGTATCATTGCGTAAATGGAAGTTTCATTCGGGTGGTTACAAGGGTTTATTTTAGGCATTAATTACTTCGCGTTTGACGAAGAGGATAAGGTAGAATGCACTTTTCAGATATTCATTGGCATTTTAGCAATTGAAATCTTTTGGAATGAATCTGCTTGACATTGCATACACGACCGAACGTCATAAAGATTGGGTGAAAATGGCATCTAATCTCGGCGCAGGACATTATGCTGAAGACATAGTGCAAGAGATGTACATCAAGCTGTCTCAAATCAAGAATCCAGAAAGGCTAATTGACAAAAAAAATCCAAATCAAATCGTTGGTTTTTACGTTTATACTATAATCCGTAGTTTAATAGTTGATTTACAGCGCATCCAGAAGCGAACTCAGATGGTAAGCATCGAATCAATTCGAGCATTGAAAGCATCAGAGATTGATATGGAATTTGAAACAGAATTTACGAAGAAGCTGGACGCTGTTGAGCAAGCAAAAGACCAGATGAATTGGTACGACTTGAAGCTGTTTGAACTCTATCACAACGAAGGACTGAGCATCAGAAAACTATCCAAAGAAACGCGCATAAGCGCATCATCCATATTCAACACATTGAGAAATGCCAAGAGCGAAATCAACGAAGCCTACAACGAGGCGAAAAAAAGCACCGAGTAAAGGACTTGGAGATACAATAGAGAAGGTCACAAAAGCCACAGGAATCAAGAAGGCGGTCAAGTGGTTGGCTGGCGAAGATTGTGGATGTGATGCTCGCAAGGAGAAACTGAATAAGCTATTTCCATACGACAGACACAAGCCAGCTAAGTGTATGTCTGAGGCTCAGTATAACCAATGGACAAAGGTCAAGGACATAACAAAGCAGGAGAAGCATAGATACCTTACAGAAGTCTATCCTGTAATTGCGCAGATTCACGCGGTTGTTTTTGACCATCGATTTCACGAACCTTGCACCTGCACACCAAGACAATGGGAGCAATGGCGCAACGATTTAGACCAAGTTTATTCAACCTATCAAGAAGAAAAGTAATGAACAAAACAGAACAACATAAAAAGGCAGTAATCGAAGCTTTGGAATCTTCGCTTGGAGTAGTGACATCAGCTTGTAAGAAAGCAGATGTTGGAAGGACTACGTTCTACCAATGGCTAAAAGAAGACGCAGAATTTGCCAAGCAAGTTGCAGATATTGAAAACGTAGCTTTAGACTTTGCCGAATCACAACTGCACAAGCAAATACAAGACGGCTCGGCTGCTGCTACAATTTTCTACTTAAAAACCAAAGGTAAGAAGCGAGGATACGTTGAGCGTCAGGAGATTTCACACGAAGGTATTCAGACCTTCCAAATAGTTGAGGATGGCGAATGGGACGATACAGGTAAATAAGGTATATACACATCTCAGGAAGTCGCCTAAAAAGATAATGGTTGAGCAAGGCGGAACTCGGTCTGGCAAGACTTACAATATTCTGCTTTGGATAATATTTGAATACTGCTATCGCAATAAAGGCAAAACCATAACGATTGCTCGTAAGACATTTCCAGCAGTTCGCTCATCTGTTATGCGCGACTTTTTTGACATCCTCCGCAAACACAATCTATACAGCGAGCAGTATCATAATAAATCCAATAGCGAATACCATCTCAACGGAAACCTGATTGAGTTTATCAGCTTAGACCAGCCGCAGAAGATACGAGGTCGCAAGCGTGATTTAGCCTTTCTAAACGAGGCAAATGAACTTTATTGGGAAGATTGGCAGCAGATACTATTCAGAACCACAGGGCGCATCATAATCGACTACAATCCATCTGATAGCTTCCATTGGATTTATGATAAGGTAGTGCCTAGAGATGACTGTTCCTTTCTACAAACGACATACAAGGACAATCCATACCTTGACGAAAGCATCATTCACGAGATTGAACGACTCAAGGAAACCGATGAAGATTATTGGCGCATCTATGGACTTGGTGAGCGCGGAATGTCCAGAGCAACCATATTTCAGTTTGGAATCGTGCAAGAGGTATCTGGTCAGCTACTATCGACAGGAATGGACTTTGGATTTACGAATGACCCAACAGCGTTGGTCAAGGTCTACAAGAAAGGCAATCAATTAATACTTGACGAACTGCTATATCATACCAACCTAACAAATCAAGACATCGCTCAGAAGTTTGAGGAATTAGAATTAAATAGGCTTGATGTAATCTATGCTGACTCGGCAGAGCCAAAGTCAATCGAAGAACTGCACAGGCTACGTTGGAATGTCAAACCAACAGCAAAAGGTGCGGACAGTATTATGGCTGGCATTGATATGCTGAAGAGGTACGAACTAAAGGTCACAGCCAACAGTTTGAACCTAATCAAAGAACTGCAAAACTACAAGTGGACTGAAGACAAGAATGGCAACCTGCTTAACAAACCTGTGGACAATTTCAATCACGCGATTGATGCGGTGCGCTATGCAGTTTGGAATAGGTTGGCAAATCCGAACTATGGAAGTTACAGCATCAGATAAAAATAATTTTGAAGTTATTGTGTTTATTAACAGAATATTGTTATATTTGCCTTATCAAACAAACAGAAACTATGAGAACTTACACAGAACAACAACAAAAAGCGATTGACTCACAACTTAGAGAGAATAGAGTTGATGTATTTGACCAATTAAATGAAGTGGATGAAACGTCTGACAAGTGGTGGTCTTTAAAGGAAACTGAAATGAAGATTAGTAATCTGTTAATGTTTGGGTCTTACGAAGAAAAAAACCAAACAGCGCAAATAATTATATTATGACTCGTAAACTTAAAACAGTAAAAACACAAGCCTCAGAGATGGGGCTTTTTTTATGCCCTATATTTGCGTGAGGTACAAAACCAACCAAATACGTTTATATATTATGAAAGTCAAATTTCAAGTTCCAGCAAGTCTCAAGGACATTCCACTAAAGGACTACATCGCATATCAAAAAATCTTGGATGCGAATAAGGATGCTCAAGAAAGTGAGTTTGTGACGATGAAGATGGTCAGCATATTCTGCAACGTCAGCTATGAGGACTTGCAGAAACTGAGCCTGACGCAATACGATGTCGTTGTCCAGATGCTGCAAGATGTGTTCGGACAGAAGCCAACATTCAGAAACAGAATTAAGATTGGAGATACTGACTTTGGTTTCATACCGAAGCTGGATGACATTAGTCTGGGCGAGTATGTGGATTTAGAAAATTATATGAAGTCACCAACTACGTATCACAAGGCAATGGCTGTCCTTTACAGACCTGTCACCTTGAAGGTTAAGGAAACATACCTAATCGAAGATTACGAAGGCTCTGACAAGTATGCTGAGTTCTTTCTGGATTGCGATTTAGAGACTGCACTTGGCGCGATGCTTTTTTTTTGGAATTTAGGAAAAGAATTGCTGACCGATATGAAGACCTATTTACAGGAGGAGTTGATGACAACGAATATGGAGAGCGAGCACAGTTTGGACAGCGATGGGGATGGTATCAGTCCATCGTTCATCTCGCAGATGGAAGCGTCACTCGAATTGATGCAGTCACAAAATTGGCACTCCATCAATGTCTGCTTAAATTGACCTTTGACAAGCAAAAAAACGAAATAGAAAGCAACGAAATAAAACGCAAGCAAAGAGGATGAGACAATTTTATACAGTAACGCAAAAGCTACACGACTTATTGATTGCAGATAATAATGTAAACGTGGTGACGATAGGAGACGTTAGCGAGGCTGATTTAGCGAAGCAAAGTATTTTTCCATTGGCTCACATTATCGTTGGCGATACGTCTTTAAATGGCTCGACAATGACCTTGAACTTCACAGTCATCTGTATGGATGTTGTGGACATCAATAAAAGCCAACTTAGAAATGAGACTGAGCCGTATTACGGAATGGATAATTTGCAAGATATCTGGAATACTCAGCTTCAAGTTTGTAATAGATTAGTCGAGCAACTAAGAAGAGGCACAGCTTTCAGCAACAACTTTCAACTGACTGATTCAGTAACTGCAACGCCTTTTCAAGATAGGTTTGAAAATCTGCTTGCTGGTTGGGCAATCGACATTGCTATTGACGTACCGAATACAGAAATCTGCATCTGATGGCTGGCAGAGTAAAAGGAGCAAGAGATAAAGTCTTAGCTGACTTCGCTGATAACGTGGTTCGATTAGCTAAAATCAACGTAGGTAAAACCTACACCGCCAAAAATTCACGCGGTAAAAGCTACAAGAAGCGCATTGATAATAGCGGCAATCTCCGAAATTCAATTACATCTGAATTAAAGACAACCACTAAAGATGGAAGGTTCAGCAAAGGCTTCATAATCTTCAAGATGTTGGAGTATGGATTCAATGTAGATAAAGGAAGGCGATCAGGTAAAGGCGTTCCTCCGCAAGTCTTGATTGATTGGATTAAGAAAAAGCCATTACGAATTAGAGATTTAAAAACAGGTAGGTTTAAAACCTTTAAAAATGCTGAACAAAAAGCCACAGCAATAAAAGGATTAGCGTATGTAATCAATCGCAAGATTAAAAAGTACGGAATACCAGCAACCAACTTCTTCACGGATGCTTATGATAGCCAAGAGGAAAAACTATTCAGTCAACTTCAAGAAGCCATTGCGCAAGATAATATAGATTATATTGAATCACAAATAGACCTACTCAATGCCAACAGCACTAAAAAATCATAGACCTGTCAGAACAAGGTCACCGTTCTTTATTAACTGCGTACCACCGACAGGCACGACAATTCAAAGCGCATCTCTCAGCGTTAAGATTAAGAATGGCAGCCGAGCGTCAGCCGTTACAGGCAATGTTTTAAAAACGTACACGCTGTCAAAAACCAATGCAGTTGATGGTATAATTGTGTTTGATATTGCACCTTTGGCATCTGATTTCCTTGACCATCATTATGACCAATACATTAAGTATGGTTACTTTTCATTGAGCGACAACACAGATATTTCAGTCAATTCAAATCCAATCGCAGAAAGAGGTCGGTATTTAACTGTTGATATTAGCACTAGCAGCTTTTGTAATTTAAAAGTTGGCGATAAATGGTATGTAACAACGCCTCAGTTTTCTGGCACAGGTGGTTCTCCTTGCGATAGCAGTTATGCAGAAGCGACTTGGGATGTCACAGTTCTATCGTTTACTTCTTCGTCTATTGTGTTTGATTATGGCGAAGGAAATAATGTGTTTTATTGTATGACAACAACCACAAATGCGGTGAATCCAATCGTATTCGCCCACAACAATTCAGCGCAAGCAGATGAGATTCTTTTTATCGAGGTAGATAAAGAAATAATTGTTGAGGGAGGAGATGACCCATCACCAACAGAAGAACATTACACAGCAAACTTTGGATATGGTGGATTTAAAGATGGCGTAAACTTTTTACCATCTTCAGGCGGTTCAGGAGCGTATGGCTCTGTGCAATGGACACCAACAGTAAACAAGCAAGACGATGTCACGATAATGGCAACAGATTGCTATCGTCAGATGGGTCAGAATAGTTATACAATTCTACCAATATTCACAGGCGAGTTTGATAGAAATAATCCTGATGTGCCTACAAGAGGTCGTATCAAATGTGGAGCAGCAGAAGCTGGCCCTCATCCTAACTACGATAATACTGTTAAGTGGTTATGGTTTCAGCCAAACGCAGCTAGTTCTGTTACAGTCAATAATATATTTGATATAGAGATATTGCCGTCAGATTATATGATTGATAAAGTTGAGCAGTCGGTTACTTATCTACCTATCGGCAAAAAGAATCTGTGTAATAATTGGATAGATGGATTTGATTATCTGAGAGTTGGTCACTTTGTAGCAAGAGAGGATTTAGGAAGCCCATATGAAACAGCACAAAATGATTTAGCATCTGTCAATGCTCAAGGTGTTTTGAGATATGAAATCATCTGCGAGCCAAAATACGAAGTGATTGATTGCCTATTTGTAAACAAGTTTGGTTTTTGGGATAGCTTCAGTTTCTTGAAAAAGTCAATGACACAGATGTCAACAACCGAAAGTAAATACAAAAGAAACATTGGTGAAGTTGTGGATAATGCGTACACATACAATCTTAATGCTGCGCAAAAGCTGAGATATAATGTAAACGGATTCAAGTCTATTATTGTCAATACAGGATTTGTAAATGAGTCGTTTAGTTTACTCCTTGAAGAAATACTTTTGAGCGAAAGCATTGTGCTAATTATTGACGATGTGTTTACTCCTGTAACAATCCAAACCAACCAAGTTGAGTTTAAGAAATCTGTAAACGATAAGTTGATAAATTACGCGTTGACCTTTGACTTTGCTTACAACGAATTGAATGATGTGGTCTGATAATCAAGCAGTTGAAAGTTTGTTTATGCGGTCGCATTGCGGTCGCATACATTTCGCAATGCCACAAGACAAGATAAGACAAGATAAGACAAGATAATTATGAGGTTGAATGTTGAAGTTTATATTGGTGATGATAGGCTTGATTTATTTGAAGATGAGAATATCCAGATGAACCGAACTGTTAAGGACTTTCGAGATTTAGGCAAAGTCTTTTCTGATTTCACACAATCATTTACGATTCCAGCATCAAAACAGAACAACATTGTGATGTCTCATTGGTATGACGAGAGTATTGCAACAGGCTTCAATCCTGCGACCAAAAAAGCTGCACGAATAGACATAAACACCTTACCTTTTAGAAGCGGTTATATTTGGCTCAAACGCGCAGTATTAAAGAACGGAAGCATTGATTTTTACGAGGTTGAATTCTTCAGCGAAATGACTAACCTAACTGACATTTTTGGAAAGGACACTATTCCAGAACTTGGAACAAATGAGGAATTAAAGCTGCGCTACGATACTTTTGATGATGCAATTGAAAACACAGTAGGCGCTGGTAGCAAATTTGTACCATTAGCAACATCAAGCAGAAATTGGAATCTACAAGGCGTAGGTAATGGTATTTACAATTCAATAAACACCAAGCCGTACACAGGTAATATTATCACACAACTTGATAAACGATTGGCGTTAATTCCTTACGATGTCAGTATTCAGTCAGACGTTGATGGAGGAACTGTTAAGGAAATATACAATAGTGAATTATATTATTTCAATCAGTTTGCAAGCGCATCTGGCTCAGATAATTTCATTTGGAATATGAGAATGGCGAAGCCTGTTTCTTGGAGTATGAAGTTTTACGATGTCAATGATGGATTTGCTACTGTTGGCAATATTGTCGGCACAGGAACAAGCGCTGGCTTTGTAACTGTAAATAGAAGCGTACCGCCAAAATATATATTTCCAGCCTTTTACGACTATCCTAATTGTGATTGGGAGTTGGACATTAGCGTATCAATGGAGGCTGGAGGCGTTGTGTATTCAGCCATAGTAAAGTATGCGTATTCGGCTCAAGGCGGTTTGAAGTATGAATTGAAGCCAGCTATTTCTGCTGACACAGTTTTGACTGCGATAGAATCGAAATACTCCGTTTCATTCACAGGCGGTTTTTGGGCGAGCGATGCTTGGCAAGACTTGTATCTATGGTCTAACCGATACGAAGGCTTCGGAGACCATTACAATATGGATTATGTCCAGATTACAGGCGGCACTTTGATAGGAAACCCAAATTATAACACAAGCACAGGCGTATTGAATGTGCCTGCGAATAGCGGTCAAGTGGTCGTGGTTGTAGGTATAAACGTATTGCAATCATTGTTAGATGCAGTAAATGACACTTTACCAATGCCAAAGGTGAAGCTGGTGGCTTATGATATTGATACAAGCGCAGTTTTTGAAACGGTTTACTTTGATGCTGGCAGAGAGTTAGGTCATAGCTTTGTGATACCAAATCAAGGCACAGATAGAAACCTAAAGTTTTATGTCAAGTCCAATTTTCCTGAGTTGTTCAATTGGACGATAGCCAGCGACACAACTTACTTAAATTTTTCAGTATCAAATACATACCAAGAGATGGACACCTCATCCACTTGCGACTTTAGGTATTTCAATTATTCCTATACCGATAGCTTGACAGGCGAGAGTTTAAGTATTGATGGAGGTCTACCAGACCAGATGATTATTGATTGGCTGCAAGGAATTATTCAGATGTTTAATCTCGTGATATTACCTGTTGATGGCAGCACTTTTCAAGTAGAAACTTTTGATGATTGGAAAGCATTAGGTAGCAACGTAGATATTACAAAGTATGTCGATATGGATGAGGTTAATGTCCAGCCTGCTGAACTATACAATGAATTGAAATTTAATTTTGAACCAACCGAATCAGTAATTGGTCAAAACTTTGCACAAATTCACGCTGGCATTGGATACGGTGATTCAATTACTAAAATTAGAGACAGCTTTGGAGATGCTATAAGTTCAGAAAAATTTGCATTGGAAGTTCCATTCGAGAATCCAAGCTGGTCAAGGTTAACTAACTACATACCACAAATAAGCGATTCACAGTTTCTAAGTCAATTGATGGTTTGCCACTACATTGATAAAAACTTCACGCCGATAGGTGGAGGTACTGTTATGTTTTACAGAGGAGCAACTCAAAATCTCGCAACCGTTGGAGAGACAGAGTTTTCGTTTAGAGATTTTTATGCAAACGAGGCTTATGGAGCAGATAAGCACACTCAGTATAATGTTTGTTATCAATACAACGACAAGGATAACACCTATACTCAAAGTTTGAATTTTGGCGCGGAAGTGAATCCGTTTACTTTGGAAACAGATACAGCGACAAGTCCAACGATTTACAAATCATTCTGGGAAGATTACATAACTGACCTATACGATTTGTCAATGCGTAGGACAATGTTGAAAGCAATATTGCCATTGCATCTAATGTTAGAGATTAAGGTCAATGATGTGCTGACGATAAGCGCCAAGAAATACACGATAAATAATATGCGGCTCAACCTAACGACAGGCGAAGCTATGTTTGAACTTTTAACACTTGTGGACTAATGATAAAGAATATTATAGAACTACTAAAAACAGACGATTGGCACGATGGCGGTCAGTTGACTCAATTTGCAAAGGGCAAGTATAAAGTGCCACAGAACTTAACCGAATTTAAGAACTACTTTAAACTCCAAGAGAATGGCTGATACAATTAAAAAAGTTGTCGAAATAGAAATAGATACTAAAAGTTCGGATGTTAAGGCGTTAAATAAAGACATCAAAAAAACCAATACTAATTTAAAAGAAACAAATAAAGCAACAGCAGGGCTTACAAGTCAACTTGATAAAATGACAGGTGGCGCAATTTCGGGCTTTATGAAATTAGCCAAAGGAATCAAGACAGGTGTATCAGGATTAAAAGTATTCAAACTTGCATTAATAGGTACAGGTATTGGTGCTTTATTGGTTGCTGTCGGTGCGTTGGTTTCATATTTTCAAAATACTAAAAAAGGCGCGGAACAATTAGAGGTAGCTTTTGCGGCTGTAGGCGCTGCAATAGATGTAATAAAAGATAGAATATCACAAATTGGTGAAGCTATAATAAAAGTATTTGAAGGTGATTTCGCAGGAGCAGCGGAGGTAGCTAAAAATGCCGTTTCAGGAATAGGTGATGAAATAGCCAAAGAAACTGAGGCAATGATTAACCTGACGCGAGAATTGCAAAAAATTAAAGACCAAGAGCGTGAGTTTGGAGTTGAACGCGCGAAAACCAATCAGATAATAGCAGAAGCGAGATTAATAGCAGAAGATGAAACTAAAACTTATCAAAAAAGGATTCAAGCACTTGAAAAAGCTAATAAACTTGAAATTGAAACAGCAGAAAAAGCTATTTCATTAGCGCAAAGAAAACTTGAGCAGCAAACCATAGCAGTTGAGCAAAGCGAATCAATGGCTGAAGATTTAGATGAATTAGCGCAACTTGAAATTCAACTTATTGATTTACAAACAAATTCATTTAATACGCGGAAAAGATTAAGCACAGGACTTGAAACATTAAGAAAAGAAGAAGAGGCAGCCGAAAAGGCAAAAATAAAAGCGATTCAAGATTCTAGGAATAAGGCAGCAAAAGAAAGATTGGCAAACCAAAAAAAGATTGACGATGCAAAAAAATTAGCAGCCAAAGAAGAAGAAGATAGAGTTAAAGCATTAATAACAAGGCAAAACTTATTAGATAATATTCGCTTTCAGATAATGGAGCAAGGAATAGATAAGGAGCTGATGGCAAATGCTCGAAAATACGATGCTCTTTATGCGCAAGCCGAAGGTAATGCCGAACTGCAAAATCAAATAACTGAAAAGCAACAATCAACAGATATAGAAATTCGAAAAAAGTACGATGCACAATCAAAAATTTTAGCGCAGCAAAGCATTCAAAACACAGCCGCAGAAGCGCAAGCAAAATCAGATATTCAATTACAATATCTCGATACAGTTGGCTCAGTAATTGGCATAGTTGAAATGTTTCAAGGCGAAAACAAGAAAGTACAGAAGGCGGCTGTTCTTGCAGATAGCGCGGTAGGTATTGCCAAAACCATAATTTCTGTAAAAGCGGCAAGCGTAGCAGCATTAGCAACGCCACAAGCCATTGCCTCATCAGGAGTTTCAGCTATACCTGTAATTGCGGCAACAGTAGCAGCAGGAGTAGCATCAGTAGCCGGAATCATCAAGGCAACAGATACAGCTATGAAATCATTAGGCGGCGGCGGCGGTGGTGCATCAGCTTCACTTAGCGGTGCAACAGGCGGAGCAGGCGCAGCAGGTGGTGGCACTCCACAGTTCAACACAGTAGGAACAAGCGGATTCAACCAAGTGGCAGGCAGCATTGCAGACCAGAATCAGCAACCTGTTAAAGCCTACGTTGTAGCGACTGATGTAACCAGCCAGCAGAGCCTTGATAGAAATAGCCGAAACAAAGCATCGTTTCCATAAAAACAAAACCTAAAAAATTCGTTTATTAACTATGAAGATTATTGAATTAATCCTTGACGAAGAAAGTATTGACGCTGGAGTAAACGCAATTAGCATAGTGGAATCACCAGCTATTGAGTCAGACTTCATTGCACTTAGCAAAGAGCAAGAAATTAAACTCGCTGAAGTGGATAAGGAGAAGCGAGTTCTGATGGGCGCAGCTTTGATTCCAAACAAAACCATATTCCGAAAGAATGGCGAGGATGAATTCTACGTTTACTTTTCAAAGGAAACCATAGCCAAAGCATCGCAGCTTTTTCTCAAGCAAGGCAATCAAGCCAAAAGCACTTTGGAACACGAACTTAAGTTGAGTGACCTGACGGTTGTGGAATCTTGGTTGGTTGACGATAGTGAAAAAGATAAGTCAGCGTATTACGGTTTATCAATGCCGGTCGGCACTTGGATGGTCAGCGTAAAAGTTGACAACGATGAGGTTTGGAATGACTTCGTCAAGACAGGTAAGGTAAAAGGATTTTCAATCGAAGGTTACTTTGCCGATAAGACAGAACTTAAAGCCGTTGAAAATATAGACACAATCTTCGCTGAATTTGAGGCAGAAGAAAAGGAGTACCTACTGAAGGAAGTCAAGGCGGTAATCAAAAAGGACAAGCGAACCAAAAGCGGAAAGCGTATTTCAATGGAGTCATATAGTGACTACCCAGATGCAGTAAAGAACAACGCGAAACGAGGTCTTGAATTGAACGAGAAGGTAAATAACAAATGCGCTACTCAAGTCGGTAAGATTAGAGCGCAGCAGTTAGCGCAAGGCAAACCTGTGAGCATTGAAACTATCAAGCGAATGAAAAGCTATCTGAGCAGAGCTGCAGAGTATTATGATGCTTCAGATACAGAGGCTTGCGGAACGATTAGCTACTTACTTTGGGGCGGTAAATCTGCATTGAGTTGGGCGACATCTAAAATCAACAGCTTAGATGAGGAAGGATAAGCTGCGCTATTACAACGCAACTTCATCAAGGCGAGGTGGTCGCAGAGGTTGTTTGTGTCCAAATAACACCTACTCCAGAAAGTGCTGCGATGGCTCGCTCTGGGCGCAAGGCATTGGCAACATTACAGGCACACCGCCAACTATAATTAATTACATCTACATTACAACGGACGACTTTAAATACGTCACATCCGACAACGAAATTTATTTAACAGTCAACTAATGGCAACAGAGAGAGTAGGCATACACAGCTTCGCAGAATTGGAAGCATCAATTGGTAACGCTAAAACAGCAGCCGATGTCAAAACAGCATACGAAAGCAACGCGAACACCAATGAGTTTAGCGATTCAGAACAGAGCAAGCTGGCAGGAGTTGAAGCTGGAGCAGAAGTAAATCCTACGGATGCGCAGATAAAAACAGCATACGAAAACAATGCTAACACTAACGCATTTACGGACGCTGAAAAGTCAAAGTTGACAGGAATAGCTTCAGGCGCAGAAGTGAATCCAACGGCATCAGCAATAAAGACATCTTATGAAAGCAATGCTAACACTAACGCTTTTACAGATGCAGAACAAACTAAGTTAAGCGGTATTACAGCAGGCGCAGAGGTCAATGCTGTTGATTCTGTATTTGGCAGAACAGGTTCGGTAACTGCTCAAAGTGGTGACTACACAAAGTCAGATGTTGCACTTGGAAACGTAGACAACACAAGTGATGCCAACAAGCCAATAAGCACAGCAACGCAAACAGCTTTAGATGCAAAGCAAGGCGATATAACCTTAACCACGACAGGCACATCAGGAGTAGCTACATTGGTAGGAGATACTTTAAACATTCCAAACTACGCAAGCGGTGGTGGCGGTGGTATTGCTGCGGTAGTTGATGACACAACACCACAACTTGGCGGTAACTTAGATTTGAATACCTATGATATCACAGGCACAGGTGATATAAACATAACAGGTACAGTTACTTCAAATGACTTTATCGGAGATTTAAATGGTGCAGTTCGATTTAATGCAAAGAACCAAAGCGGAGCGACCTTACTAAAAGGAAAAGTTGTTTCAATCACAGGAGTAAGCGGAAATGAGACGCTTGTGGATTTAGCAGATGCTGATGATGCGTCAGCAAGACCTGCATTCGGCTTAGTGTATGCAGATGCCAATAACAACGCAGGTTGTGAAGTAGTGACTTTGGGAAACTTGATAGACGTAAACACATCAGCTTTTTTAGAAGGCGATACATTATACGTTTCAACTTCCGCAGGTGAATTGACAGCAACCGCGCCAACAGGGGAAGCAGCAGAAATTCAAAACATTGGCAAAGTCATCAGAAGTCACGCTACCGCAGGAATAATAAGAGTTGGAGGAGCGGGTAGAGCAAATGCGACACCAAATCTTGATTCCGCTAAGATGTTTCTTGGCAACGCTTCCAATCAATCGGCATCTGTTGCGATGTCAGGAGATGTCACAATCGACAACACAGGAATAACAACAGTTGGAACTATCAATTCCGTAGCAGTTGCAACAGTTACATCAGGTGCAGCTTTAGGTGCAACATCAAATCAAGATTCAACAGCCACAATATTAAGCGGAGACCTTACCGGCACAGTTAATTCAGTAGCAGTTGCAACCGTTACAAGTGGAGCGGCTTTAGGTGCAACAGCAACACAGCCAAATGACAACGTTTCAACGCTGACCAACGATGCGTATTATGTGCCATCAAACACAACAGGAGTAACAGGAGCAGATATTATCACTAATATGATTAGTTTGACGCAGTTAGAATATGATGCAATTACAACACCTGACGCATCAACACTTTACATTATAGCGTAGTATGGCAATAAAACTAGGAGCAACAGATATAACGACATTAAAGTTAGGCAGCGCAGATGTATCTCAAGCATATCTTGGAGCAACGCCTTTGCTTTCGACAAGTTATGACTTTCAAAACGCTTTACAATTCGATGGTGTAAATGACTATGTAAGCATTGGGAGTTCTGTAAGTGTGAGCGCGGAAGCCACAGTAAATATGTGGGTTAAGTTTGCAGACCTTAATACTAGACTTGTTTCGGACACGAGTAATATTGCGGTAATATGGACACCAACAAGTACATCTGTAAGGATATATTGTGGTGGTGGCTTTCGGAACTTTGTAGTACCAACTATGAGTCTAGGAACTTGGTATATGATAACGGCAACAAGGGACGCTTCTAATGGATGGCGAGTTTATTTAAACGGTACAGAAAGCACAAGCGGATTGCAAGTACGAGCGGGCACGTTTAATGTAAATAGATTGGGTAACTTAGGAAGTGTCTATTCAGATATTGTTCTTGATGAGGTATCTATACTTGATGGGACAACGGCAAGTGACATTCAAATTGCATCACTTTATAACTCTGGAAACGGAGCTGACGCTAACGCGGCGCTTGGCTCTACTTCTTTATATTATAAATTCAATGAATCATCAGGCACAAGTGCAGCAGATTCAAGTGGCAACAGTAATACAGGCACTTTATATTATTTTGGAGGGACTTATTTTATACCACATTAATTTGAATAAATACGGATACATAACCGACAGCACTTACGAGGTCGCAGACACAGCAATCACTTGGAACTTTGTAAGATACAATCAAGACCAATCAACAACGGATTTTGTTGGCATTGAAAGCATAGCGCAAATAGATGATGACAAAGTAATAATGTTTGAATCACCACAAGAATTCAACACTTGGAAATCCGAATTTCAACCTGAGGAAGACATTTAAATGGCAAACATAACCGAAGAGTCAAACGCATTCGAAGAAATGATGCGGAAGGCAGAAGAACTCGACAAAACAACGAACGTGAAACCACAGAATTGCAGCCTGGAAGATGAGGATTGCGAGGCTTGTGGAAGCTGAAAATGTAACACTTAACTAAAATTTCGTTTATACTGTATGGAAAAATCTGTAATTAATCAAATCAAGACATTGCTGGGGATGGAAATCCATCTGGAGCAGATGACTCTTGAGAACGGCACAGTTATCGAAGCTGAGAGTTTCGAAGCTGGTGAGGCAGTTTTCATTGTCACAGAAGATGGACAAGTTCCATTACCTGTTGGCGAGTATGAACTGCCGGAATCTATGATGCTTATTGTAACTGAAGAAGGTATAATTAGCGAGAAAAAAGCAATGGAAGAAGAAGCTGTTGCAGAAGAAGAAGCTGTTGAAACTTCAGAGGTTGAAGTTGAAGCCAGCGAAGAGCCAAGCTATGTAACGAAGGAAGACTTCGAAGCAGCTATTGGTGAGATAAAGTCAATGCTTTCTGAGACTAAAAAAGAAGAAGTAAAAGAAGAGGTTGCGCTATCATCTGATGATATGCCAGCAGCAAAGGCAATCGTGCCAAATCCTGAAAAGGAATCAAAAAAATCATTCAATTTTCATTCAATAAAATTTGGAGGCACAGAATCAAGAGTGCTTTCTAAAATAGCTAAAATCAAAAAATAAAAATGGCTACAACTACTAACATAACAACTACCTACGCTGGACAAGCAGCTGGTGAGTACATAAGTGCAGCTTTATTGAGCGCAAGCACTATCGAAAATGGCGGAATTACGGTTCGTCCAAACGTTTTACAAAAAGAGGTTATTCAGCGAATTGACGTTGATGCTATCGTGAAGGACGCAACGTGCGACTTTACGCCAACATCTACTGTTGATTTAACTGAAAGAATCTTGACAGTCGAAGAGGCTCAAGTGAACCTCCAAATGTGTAAAAAAGATTTTGTAAGCACCTGGGAAGTTGCTCAAATGGGCGCTAATCAAGGAGAAGTTCCTTCATCTTTAGCTGACTATATGATTGGTCACATCGGTTCAAAAGTTGCTCAGAAGATTGAGCAAAACATCTGGGTTGGCGTTGCTGCTAATCAAGGTGAGTATGATGGATTGACAGTTCAGCTTGCTGCTGATGCTGCTCTTCCTGCGGCTCAAGAAATCGCTGCTGTTGCAATTACTGCTGCGAATGTAGCTGCTCAAATGAGCCTCGTGATTGCGCAAATTCCATCTGCTGTTTACGGCAAGGAGGATTTGAAGCTATACGTTTCTAAGAATGTCTACAAGGCATACATCGAGCATTTAGCTGGATATGCTGCTGCTGGAGTTGGTGGCGCAGGTTACGAGAATAGAGGTTCAAATCAGCGTTTAGTTGACTTGTTCTTCAATGGAGTCCCTGTATTTGTCGCAGAAGGATTGACCGATAATAAGATGGTAGCTGCTCAAACAAGCAACTTGTTTTTCGGTACATCTCTTTTAAGCGCGGCTCAAGAAGTTAAGCTGCTTGATATGGCTGACTTGGATGGTTCTAATAACTTCCGTTTCATTGCTCGTTTCTTTCAAGGTGCTACCTACGGAGTAGTTGAAGACATAGTTCTTTACGCTTAAATTAATACAAACCTAAATTGGGGCAGGTGAGCGATTGCTTGTCTGCCCTTTTTTTTTAAATATAAAAAACTAATGAGTTGCGATATAACACACGGGCGCGTAGAGCCTTGTAAAGATGCTGTCGGAGGCATAAATAATATCTACATTTTTAACTTTGCTGACCTTCCTACAAGTGGACTTGTTTACGACACTACTGACACGGATGCAATTAGTACGTTAGGATCAGGATTGACTGCGTATAAATACGAGTTAAAAGCTACAACCAATACACTTGAGCAAACTATAAATGCAAGTCGAGATAATGGTACAACATTCTTTGAGCAGGTTTTAAGCATCACCTTGAAAAAGATGACAAAGGAAGCTAACAAGGAGTTAAAGCTGCTTTCTTACGGTCGACCAAAAATCTTGGTAGAAACTAATAACGGAGACTTATTGCTGTGCGGTTACGAACACGGGATGGACGTCACAGGAGGTACATTTGCAACAGGTGGCGCATTAGGCGACTTGAATGGTTATACTTTGACCTTTGGAGGTAGCGAAAAGATACCTGCTAATTTCTGTGTTGACCCAACAGGCGCTGTAGGCACAATAAGTGCTTTGTTGACAGCTTTAGGTGTATCAACAATTGTGACAAGCTAGTAATCTATCAAACTAATTTAAAAGGGCTATCCAAATGGGTAGCCTTTTTTGTGACTAAAAAATAATTTTACCTATTGTTAGTTTATGTGAATATCTTTTATATATTTGTCTTATCAAACAAACAAAAACAATGGAAACATTAGCATTAAAAAGAAAGTATCAAGGTCAAAGTTATTATGAGGTTCAATGTGAGACTCATATAATTACAGTAGTGAAAACACCACTTCAATCTTGGGAATTAATTATTGAAGAAAAAACACACTTAGTAGTTGACTCTTTTAGTAATGATAAAAACTTAGTGCAAATGACAGAACAATTATTTCAATGTTTTACTGACACAAAAAAACAAGCGGTTCAAATTGGTACTAATTGGGTAAAAAATAATTTTATTGATTGTTAGTTTATGTGAATATCTTTTATATATTTGTGTATACAAAAACAAAGAAACTATGATTTTTACAAAAATTGAAAACGGAAAATATCACTTTATCGGTTTAGATACTTGGACTAATAAAGAAATTGAAGGTTACATTATACATCAGCCATTAGACATTGAATTAAGCCGTTCTTGGGCTATTGTTTTTGGTTTAGATACAAGACAATCTTGTCGTCCTTTTTTTGGTAAATCATTAAAATCGTGTAAAGAATGGCTAACAAAATAAAAAACACATTGCTCGAAATAATCGACACAGAAGGATATGATGATATAATCAGCCTTATCTTAGAGAAACAAAACAAAGAGTCACCCGAATAAGGTGGCTTTTTTTATTTGAAACAAAATCTGAAAAATTCGTTTATAGTATATGGTAATCTTAACCACATCAGCAGCGGCTCAAACCTTTATAATCATTCCAAGATTTGAACCAACAGGAAACGTAGATGTAACTTTCACAAGCGAGCAGCAGAATAAGCTGACACACACATTCAACTTTGCAGCTACATATCTGAACGGCTACTTGACTATTACCAATACATTTTCTCCTGTGCTGGTGGACGCGCAGAACTATATCATTGAAATAAAGGATGGCGCAGAACTTTGTTTTCGCGGTAAGGCGTTCATTACGGACGAAACTGACTTTCGAAAATTCAGCATCAACGAGAATGTGTTTACTGAACAACCATCCAATAACGAATTTGTCATAATATGAGCAGCATCAGCTTAGTAGAACTCGGTAAGTACACAACGCCACAGATAAGCGAGGATAAGCGAGAGAAGTGGGTAGCTTATGGTTTAGATAATAACTATTATCAAACGCTCATAGACGCCAAAGAATCGCCTACCAACAGCGCGCTAATTAATGGCATCAGCGATATGATATATGGTCGCGGTTTACACGCTACAAACGCAGCCAGAAAGCCAGATGAATATGCAATGATGGTTCAGCTATTTACTGAGGACTGTATGCGGAAAATATGCGATGACTTCTATACGTTTGGTCAAGCTGCCTATCAAGTCATTTATGACACAGCGCATACCAAAGTGATGGAAGTGGCTCATATGCCTATCCAAAACCTTCGCCCTGAGAAGATGAACGAAGAAAGCTACATTGAGGCTTATTATTATTGTGATGATTGGGCAAATGCAAGGCGGCACGATGAGCATCAAAGAATACCTTGTTTTGGAAAAAGCAAAGAAGGTCTTGAGGTTATGGTAATAAAGCCATACAAAGCTGGATTCCATTACTTTTCACCTGTCGAATATCAAAGCGGATTAGATTATGCATTCGTAGAAATCGAACTTGCTAAGTTCCACTTAAACAACATTTTTACAAGGTTCTCAGGTTCAACAATC